ACTGTGGTAGAATGTGATCCAGAAGTGAAGTTGTTCTATGACTTATCAGTCAGAAGAATCGACGGCGACGTTGGTCCTCCTAGAAGAAGAGGACGTGTCGGCACGGTGGATCAAGCAAGAACTCATCTAGAGACTCTCTTTAATAAAAAGTCTCAATAGTATTTCTCTGAACCTGCTACACAGTTAGTCTACAGCTCAAGTTTGATCTTGTCAAGCTTGACGTTTGTTCCTTAACATACTATACTGTTAATACAGACCGACTCCATATGAAAAAGAAGTCAGAGCACTATGTAAATAATAAGGAATTTCTAGAGGCTCTAGTAGAATTTAAAGCAGCTTGTAAGATTGCCGCAGAGAATGAAGCACCTAGACCTCGCATCTCTAACTATATTGGAGAGTGTTTCTTAAAGATTGCCACACACCTATCGTATAAACCAAACTTTGTGAACTATATGTTCAGAGAGGATATGATATGTGATGGGATAGAAAATTGTGTTCAGTATATACAGAACTTTGATCCTGCTAAGTCAAGCAATCCATTTGCTTACTTTACACAGATCATTTACTATGCTTTCCTTAGAAGGATCTCTAAAGAGAAGAGACAGTTAGAGATTAAGAATAAAATTATTACTAAGTCTGGTTTTGATCAGGTGTTCCATACAGATGGCACTGAAAGTTATTCAGATATGAATACCATTAAGGAAAACGTGCAAGTAAGAAGCAATTGAAGATAGTTATAATAACTGATCAGCACTTCGGTGCGAGGAAGTCTAGTCGAGTTTTTCATGATAACTTCCAAAGATTTTATGATGATATATTCTTCCCTTTCTTAGAGAAGAATAAGATAGAGGTAGTCTTAGATCTTGGAGATACATTCGATAACAGAAAGAATGTAGATATATGGGCAGCTAACTGGGCAAGAAATAATTACTTTAACCGCCTACAAAAAATGGGGGTCGAAGTTCATTCCCTTGTGGGTAATCATACAGCATACTACAAGGATACTAATAAGATTAATACTCTTGATAATTTTTTAAGAGAGTATGAGAACGTACACATATATGAGAATGCTACAGAAGTAGAAATAGGTGGACTACCTATACTATTCATACCTTGGATCAATTCAGAGAACACAGAGGACACCTTCGACCTCATAGAGAGCACAGATTGTGAGGTGGCCATGGGTCACTTGGAACTCAATGGATTTGAAGCACACAAAGGGTATGTAATGACCCATGGTACTCCTATAACTGCCCTTAAGAAGTTTAAGCAGGTCTTCTCAGGTCACTACCATAAGAAATCTAGTCAGGATCAGTTCCATTACTTAGGTAACCCCTATGAAATTTACTGGAATGACTGGGGTGATGAGAGAGGGTTCCATGTATATGATACAGAGACCCTAGAGAAGGAGTTTATTCGTAACCCTTACACCATGTTCGCTAAGGTGTTCTATGATGAGAGGAAGCTACCTGATCCTAAAGAGTACGCAGGTAAGGTTGTTAAGGTTATCGTAGAAAATAAGACAGACTCTGCTAAGTTTGAATATTTTATTAGTCAGTTATACGTGCACGGGGTGCATGAGATCAAGGTGGTAGAGGATTCCTCACTTGATTCAGAATTGGACGATAGCCTAGATATAGAGAAGGAGGATACCTTAACAATTCTTGAGAACTATGTTGACGGCATGGATTACCAAGACAAGGATGGTATTAAGACCCTTCTAAAATCATTATATGTAGAAGCGTTGGAGCAAGTCTAGTGTTTGTCCTAGCATTAAAAGGTAAAGAAGATGAGGGTGCTTACTCAGTTGAAGACGAGACTGGGAAGACTCTTTACCTTTTTGTTGACAAAGACGACGCAATGCGCTATGCTGGTTTATTAGAGGCCGACGACTACCCACAAATGAGTGTGGTAGAAGTGAGCGAGAGAGAAGCGATTGGTGCTTGTACAGAGCGCAATCATCCATACTTTGTGATCACTCCAGATCAGATTGTAATCCCTCCTGATTTTTAATTTGTCTAAATCATGATTATATTCAAGACTATCAGATGGAAGAATTTCCTTTCTACTGGTAACTCTTACACTGAAATTGACTTGAATGGTTCTCCATCGACACTTGTTGTCGGTTCTAATGGGGCAGGGAAGAGCACGATGCTAGATGCTATATGCTTTGTCCTGTTCAACAAACCGTTTCGTAAGATATCAAAGTCTCAGTTGATCAATGCTGTCAACGAGAAGGATACTGTTGTTATGGTTGATTTTTCAATCGGTTCTACCGACTGGACTGTCAAGCGTGGAATAAAACCTAATGTCTTTGAGATCACTAGAGATGGTACGGTACTAAATCAAGAGTCCAACCAAAGGGACCAACAAACCTGGTTGGAACAGTCTGTATTGAAGCTTAACTATAAGTCTTTTACACAGGTGGTGATACTAGGTAGTAGCACCTTTGTTCCGTTTATGCAGTTGACTGCCCCTAATCGTAGAGAAGTTATTGAGGATCTCCTTGATATTAAGATCTTCTCTACGATGAATACCCTACTAAAGGAGAGGGCAAAGGGAGTTAAGGACTCACTTAGCAAGCATCAGTACACCCTTGACCTTATAAAGGAAAAGGTTGACATCCAGAAGAGATTTATTGCTGACATTAAGCAGCAAACCAAGTCTAATCAGGCAGTCAAGAGGTCTGACATCGAATCTTTAGAGACAGATATTCTCAGTCTTGAACAATTAATCCAATCTGGATCTGAGAGTGTCTTATCTTTAGAGAAAGAGGTTGATGAGTTCGGTGATGTTGATAAGAAGTTAAGTGAGTTCCATCTCTTTGAAGCTAAGTTTGAAGATAAAGCAGAGAGACTAAATAAAGAGTTGATATTCTTTGATGAGCATGATCATTGTCCAACTTGCAGGCAAGGAATCCCTGATAGCCTACGGTCAGATAAGAAGGGAAGCATTAGCACACAGCTTCAAGAACTTGCAACAGGAACATCCCAAGTCAAGAAAGAAATAGAGAGTATTACTGGTATACTGGACAAGAAAAGGGATCTACTTAAGCAGATAAGGGAACTACACACCCAGATAACCACCAATAATAGAGAGATTGGATGGAAGAGGAAGTCCATTAAGAAAATTGAACAGGAGATTTCTCAACAAGGTACAGGCAACCTTAAGAGAGAGCAGAAGAACCTTAAGGAACTAGCAAAAGAGGGATTAGAAGCAGAGGAAACTATGTCTGTGGTCAGGAAGAAGAAAGACAACTTCGATGTTGCTTCTCAACTCCTTAGAGACACAGGTATCAAGAGTCAGATCATTAAGAAGTACCTACCGATCATGAACAAGATGATCAATAAGTACCTCAATGACCTTGATTTCTACGTATCCTTTGAACTAGATGAGGGGTTTGAAGAGACCATTAAGTCTAGGTTCAGAGATGAGTTCTGCTATGCTTCATTCTCAGAGGGTGAGAAGATGAGGATCGACCTTGCCCTACTGTTTACATGGAGAACCATAGCTAAGATGAAGAACAGTGCCAATACTAACCTGTTGATACTGGACGAGATCTTTGACAGTTCCCTTGACATAGCAGGTACCTATGATTTCATGAAAATTCTGAGAGCATTTAATGATAGTACAAATGTATTCATCATATCTCACAAACCTGATGTCCTTCAGGACAAGTTCGAGAGGATCCTTAAAGTAGAGAAGAAACAGAACTTCTCAGTGGTCACTGAAGAAAGTGGCATATAAATAAAATCACCTTGTGTATCTTATATTATGATTAGAACCCATACAATCACTAAAAAGAACCCTCAGCACAACCAGGAATGGTCGTGGGAGGAGACCCCTGAGTTAAAGCAAGCACTGGAGAAGCTCCATGAAAGTTCCCAATTGGCAGCATCATTCCAAAAAGGAAAAGAAACGCCACCTGAAGCCACAAGCACTGCGTCAAGCGAAGAAAGCTAGGAACCAGTTCATAAAGTGTCTACTAAGTACCCCATCCGAACGGAAGGGGTATTATTGTATGTACATACACGAGGAAACACATGCTTGAAGTCAAAGGACAACTTGCTAAACTGCTTGCTCAGGAAGATCTGATCGTAGAGCACCGTCAGGTAGAGACAGCACAGTTTGATGTAGAGCGTAGAGTCCTCACCCTACCATTGTGGGAGAAAGCATCCAATGAAGTACTGGATATGCTCATCGCACATGAGGTTGGACATGCTTTATACACCCCTAATACATGGGATCACGTTGGTTCTGTACCTCAGTCCTATGTGAATGTTGCTGAAGATATAAGAATTGAAAAATTAATGAAGCGTAGGTACGCTGGACTACCTAAGACCTTCCGTAAAGGTTATGAGAAGTTCGCTGCTGAAGACTTCTTCCAGTTAGAGGGTCAGGATCTTAATAAATTCTCACTTGCTGATCGTCTTAATATTTTCTTCAAGATTGGTCACTTCATTGATGTACCTTTCACTGAAGAAGAGCAGGATTATAAACTTACTGGATGGGATCTAGAAACATTTGAAGAAGTCCTTCAGTATGCTAAGGATTTGTATACATATGACAGGAAGCAGAGGGAGAATCAACCTTCTCAGACTCCTACCGATTCCCAAGAGCCTAACGGTAACTTGCAATCGGATGAAGTACCGCCTACCCAACAGTCATCGGACGAATCTAATACAGAAACTACAGAAGAAGGGGATCAGGACGGTTCTAAAACTGAATCAGAGGGTCAAGATCTTAACCATGATGAGGGTGCTGCTGATGAAGGTGGCCACCGTGGTGGTGAAGGTCATGTAGAAGACTTGGAAGCAAAAACAGATTCCACTTTGTCTGAATCTATCCAAGAACTTGTTGATTCTTCTGCTCCTGTCATAAATTATGTACAGATTCCAGAGTTAGATCTTAAACAGATAATTGCTAGTAGTGAAGAGGTTCATAAGTGCTTAGAAAATTATTGGAAAGAGTTCTTTCCTAATTCAGATACATTTGATCGAGTCAATGAAGCATATAGTCAGTACAAAATTAATTCAAACCGTGAAGTCAACTATTTGGTCAAAGAGTTTGAGTGTCGCAAGGCAGCTTCGAGTCATGCTCGTAGTTCTGTTAGTCGCACTGGGGTTCTCGATACAACGAAGCTTCACACTTACAAATATAATGACGATATTTTCAGGAAGATAAGAATTACTGCTGATGGTAAGAACCATGGTCTAATATTTAATTTAGACTGGTCTGGATCGATGCAGATGATCTTACATGACACTGTAAAGCAGTTACTTAACCTCGTAGCATTCTGTCGTAAAGTTAAGATTCCTTTTGAAGTCTATGCTTTTACTAATGAGTGGGAACCTGGTGAGAATTGCTGGTATAAGAACCCTAAAAAAGAAGGTGATATCAGAATAGCAGGGTTTAATTTACTTAACTTGATAACAAGTAAAGCAAAGACTAAGGATATCGATAGAGCATGTAGAAATCTATTCAGAATGTCACATGCGATTCGTCACCATTCACGTTATGGAATACCTAACAGACTTTATCTCTCTGGCACACCTCTCAATGAAGCGATCATTGCTATGAAGCAGGTCATCCCTCAGTTTCAGAATACTAATAAGGTTGAGAAGGTACATGTTATCAACCTAACTGATGGAGAAGGAAGTGGTATACAAAGATGGGGTAATGCTAGACACTCATGGGACATAGAATCTTTAGGAATAAGATCAGATGATGATAAATTATTCCCTAGAGATATACATGGATGTCAATTACGTGATCGTAAGATAGGTAGAATCTATCCAGCATTCAATCACAGACAGTGTTACTATGGCGATTCATCACCATGGGTACAGAATCTACGTGATAACTTCCCTCAAGCATCAATCATTAGCATACGTTTAATTAGTGGTAATGACTGGAGTAGAGTACAGACTAAGCAAACATGGGAAGACAGACAGAAGTCTCAGGTTGAGTGGAAAAAGCATAGATCATACATTGATCAGACTTCTGCTTACACTAGATCACTCTATATCCATAGTAATACATTCGATGAGACTAAGAATGAGTTTGAAGTGAAAGAAGATGCTAAGAAGGGTGATATTACTAGAGCATTTAAGAAGTCTCTTAAGAATAAGAAATCAAGTAAGAGAATATTGAACGAATTTATAGCATTGATAGCATGAAACCTCAGGTACATCAATTATTTCCCACCCCTGTACTGGAGAGTCACATCCCAGTACAGAAAGAGTGGCTTGATTTTGTTAAGACATTAGACTATGATCGTACTGCCATGGATAATGGTTATATTTCTAACAATAGGAATATATGGGAGTATGATGAACTCAGATCACTGTACCATGAGATTAAAAATGCTGTTAAGTATTTTGCTTATGGTCAGTTGAATGTTTCTGGTCATGTGTACCTAGATTTACTTAGAGGATGGGGTGTTAAGCACCTACCTGGTGACTGGGCACAGAATCACTGTCATATGAATAGTATATTCTCAGGGATATATTATCTTGATGTGTTTGAGAAGAGTGGTGATGTGGTTATGGAGAAGGGACAGTTACATCCTAACTGTTTCATGCCTACGCTATCACCTGATGTACATATGTTTAACAAGTTCACCATGCAGTCGTGGAGGTGCCACCCTACCAATGGACAAATCTTAATATTTCCTTCACAACTTATACATAACGTGGAGAAAAACGAGTCAGAGAACGTACGTTGGTGCGTTGCCTTTGATGTTTTCATCCGAGGAACCATAGGAACTTATGCTGGATCGAATGTGAC